CACTATTTAAGTCACAGTCATAATAACGCAGCAAATGTATTTATAGCAATGATAAATGGAGAAATAGCAGGATTTTTAAGTGTATTACATTTTCCGCACCCAAAAGCAAAAAATATAAAAAAGGTGCATAGATTAGTTATTTTACCTGATTATCAAGGTGCAGGATTTGGAATTAAATTTTTGAATGAAGTAGGTAAAATTTATAAAACACAAAATCAGAGATATATTATTATGACTTCTGCTCCAAGTTTAATATTTAGCTTAAAAAAGTCTAATATTTGGAATTGTATTCGTTATGGTAGAGTTTCAGAAGCAAAGAAAGGAGTATTAGAAGGAACAACTTCAAAGAATAGAATAACAGCATCTTTTGAATTAAAATAAAAAAATTAATATTATGGCATACGATAGAAAGAAAATATTTGAACAGGCAAAAGAGCTTATTGTATTAGAATAATACAGGCAAAATACAGGCAAATGGCAAAAAGAGGAGGAAAAATATCACCGGCAACGGAGTTTAAGCCGGGGCAGTCAGGAAACCCGAACGGTCGCCCAAAGAAACTGCCTGAAATCGACAAACTACTCGCTGACGTACTCGGTGAGGAAAAGGACGGTTTGACGGCAGCCGAAGCTATCTTAAAGGCTTTACGAATGAAGGCTGCAAAGGGTGATATACGTGCGGCGGAGGTATTATTGGATAGGGCGTATGGGAAGGCTAAACAATCAGTTGACCACACCACCAAAGGAGAAAAGATACTAACACCAGTTACGGCAGGAACAATGACAAGGGAAGAAATGCTACAATACTTAGATGGAATGAATGACCAAGAAACGTGACATAGTTGCAAATGAGTTATTTATTAGAGAAGCCGCTCAATATGATTTTCTAACATTTGTAAAATATACAAAGTTAGACTTTTCCATTAATTGGCATCATAGAGTATTAGCTGACAAACTACAACAGTTTGCGGAAGGCAAGATAAAAAAGCTAATGATCTTTATGCCACCGCAGACGGGCAAGTCTGAAATGTCAACAAGACGACTTCCATCATTTATATTAGGTAAAAATCCAAATACAAGAATTGCGGTATGTGCTTATAATTCACCATTTGCAAGGGGATTTAATAGAGACATCCAAAGAATCATTACAGACCAACGGTATAAGAATGTATTTCCAAACACGTCTCTAAACGAAAAGAATGTATCCACAGACGCAAAAGTAAGTTATCTTAAGAATGCAGACATCTTTGAGATAGTAGGATACAAAGGCTATTTAATGACTGTTGGTATTGGTGGCCCATTGACGGGTAAAACCGTTGACATCGGAATTATTGACGACCCGATTAAAGACAGTATGGAAGCAAACTCCAAAGTTTATAGAGATAGACTTTGGGATTGGTACGAAAATGTATTCAAAACGAGACTACACAATAATAGTCAACAGTTAGTTACACTAACAAGATGGCATGAAGATGATTTAGCAGGTAGAATATTAGCAATAGATAAAGAGTTTGAAGTATTGGTATTGCCAGCTATCAAAGAAAGTGATACAAACGAATTAGACATTAGACAAATAGGTGAAGCACTTTGGCCCGAAAAACATAGCTTAGAACGTTATTCTGAGATAAGACAAAACAGCCCCCGAACATTCACGTCGCTATATCAACAAAGGCCAGCCCCAATAGAAGGTAACATCATCAAAAAAGAATACTTGCAGATCATAGATTATGAAGACGTTCCAGATGAAGTATTTGACCAAACACCACACTCGACGGTTGATACTGCCTTTGGAATAAAAGAGAACAATGACCCAAGCGGAATGCTATATTACTACAAGTATGATAATTGTCTTTATTTGTTTGATTATTTTGAAAAGAGATTGGAGTTTCCAGACCTATTAAAGGCAATCGAGCAAAAAGCCAAAACAAATCTAAATTCAAAAAGCAAAATATACGTTGAACCGAAAGCATCAGGAAAGAGCGTTGTTCAAACAATGAAAAGGGCAACTACTCTAAACATAGTAGAGTATGAAATGCCATCAGGCAGTAAGTTAGAAAGAATAACCGCTTGTTTGGATGTTCTATCAACTAAAAGAGTTTACCTAATAAAAGGACATTGGAATAGATCATTTATTGAAAGCTGTACAGTATTTCCAAATGGTGCACATGATGAACCAGTAGATACTTTAGGAATGGCAATACACAAAGAATTTCTAAAAGAAGATAGGGGAAGGCGAAGCGTTACAACTGTTTTGGGTAGTTATAGACCTTATTGAAAAAAAATCTAAAAATAATTATTAAAATACTTGAATATATTAAAGTATAGTTGTATCTTTGCTTTGTAATTAAAAATAGATACACATGAACACATACTCAAAATACTGCCCAAATGTATTCGTTGCTAAGTGCGAAGAAAAACACGAAAAAGGCGACATTATAGAAATGACCACAAAATACGGTCAAACACATGAAGCAATTGTATTCAATTATTTAGGTGCTACCAAAGACGGTCAATTTTGCTACTCAATAGTAAGAGCCGACGGTTACAATGTTCAGGAACGAGCAAAAGCTAAAGCTGAAAGGTTACAACAATGGGCCGCAAATGCCGAAAAGAAAAGTAACAAATACTGGGAAGCATCCAAAGAAGGTGCTGACTTCTTAGTATTAGCCGAACCAATCAAGATAGGACACCATTCAGAAAAGCGTCACAGGGCCTTGATTGAGCGAAATCATAACAGGATGGCAAAATGTGTCGAATTTTCTGATAAGTCAAAAGAATATGACGAAAGGTCAGAGTATTGGGAAAAGCAAGCAAATGTCATAAATTTATCCATGCCTGAAAGTATCGAATATTTTGAATTTGAACTTGAAAAAGCAAAAGAGCGTCATGCTGGCATCAAAAACGGAAGTATAAAAAGAGAACATTCATTTTCACTCGCTTATGCAGGCAAGGCAGTAAAGGAATTGGAATCAAAATTGTTAATTGCTAAAAAATTGTGGGCATGATAACATTAAACTAAAAGTAAATAATGTATAAACATGTTAAGGCGTGCACCCCACTGTTAAATTTTTTGGCGCGGGTGCAGCCTTTTCTTAACCAACTACTTTTTACCATATTGTATCTAACGTTAAACGGCTTTGTGCAGGTTGGGATTTGAAAGACAAATGTTGAATAAACCACTAAAGTTAAATAGAATGAATACAGTTGAAAATTTGCACGTCAGCCCCACTTTTGGCAATACAGTGTTACCTGCTGTGCCAGCGTTTGATTACATTAAGTGTCCGTTACACCGATACACTTTTTCAGTAAAGCCAATAAGGGAATGGACAGAACGTAATTGTGAAGGCAAAACTTTGAACCTTTTTGCAGGTAGGACAAAACTGAATGTTGATGAGGTAAGAAACGACTTGGACGAAGAAGCATTGACTGATTACAGAATGGATGCAGTTGAATTTTTAAGAACGTGGCAAGGTGAAAAGTTTGATACAGTATTACTTGACCCACCTTATGCCTATCGTAAAAGTATGGAAATGTACAAAGGAATAAGATGTAGCCCATTTAAGCAAATGAAAGATGAAGTGATGAATGTATTAAAAGAAGGTGGTAAAGTAATTACGTTTGGCTACCATTCAAATACAATGGGTGCAGGTCGTGGCTTTACTGTCGAAAAAGTGTGTTTGTTTTCTCACGGTGGAGCAATACACGATACGATTGCAAGTGTCGAGAGGCATTGCAGGTAACGAGCCGATTATTTGCGTTCGGTGGGGCGTTACACAACCAAAGATTATTAACATCACAAAATTTTAAAATATGCAAGAAGATTCAAAAAAGCACATCACCCCCACTGACGCAAATAATGTGTTAGCGGCTGGTTTTCGTTCAGTTCGTGAGGCAAAGCGATTTTCAAAAATGTATGCCCTATTACAAATACTAAATAGCCAAGTAGATGCGATGAATGATGCTGCTGCAATTACAACAGACTTTCAATCTGAATGGGCATACGCTGAACTTTGCCGAATGAATTTACCCAATGGATTTGATAGGCTTGGAAGTTTTGATGAAGCTTTACGGTGGTTCCTTCAAACTTGCCGCTAACGGTCGAGGGCTTTGCGATGTGGTGGCATTCAAGGTGCAAATGTTCAAATAACCACCAAAGCTCAATAGAAGTACAGAGCTTAATTTATGTATTTCAAGCCACCATATTGCAAAACCCCTGTTATATGCTGTGCTTAATTTTCAGGGGTCAAAATTTAAAATTATGGCAAGATTAGAATTTTATAAAGATTTAGAAATAGCAGACTTTGAAGGCGAAATATGGAAAGATGTTTATGGTTACGAGGGTTCGTATCAAGTATC